TTCTTTGTGCCATTTCAAATTTGTTTTTTATGCTTTCTTTTCACCAAAATATTCTATTGCAGATATACTAAGATTCAATGTTACTTCTGGTTCGCTTTCTGATTGAGAATAGTTTCTAGGGTCGTTTAAGAATTTACAACCAGACAACAAGTGTCTGGCTATTGTACCATCTTCTTGTGCAGGATAATTTATTGTTAAATCGAACAAATCTAGTTCAACCAAGCTATATCCAGTCATATTAGTTGCATCTGTCTTAGATGCAGTCAAATACCATCTTTCTATCTCTGCTTGCAATAGGGTTATAGAACCAGTATGTTGTTTATTGTTTGAAACGTTTATAACAGTTGCGTCTTTCAAACCTTTTACTACAACAGAATCAACAGTGGTATCAAAAGATATACCTTTTACACCCCAAAGTGGTTCTGTATCACCATTAGAGCTAAACGATATATCAATAGATTTCCATTGATTTGATACTAAATTACCTTTCTTTTCAGAAAAAGAAGATGCTCCTGATATTGGATTTATTTTAAATGCCATATTTTTATGTTTTTTTAATCTATGTTTTTGTTTACTCCATTTTCAATGAAAATGTATTTAGGATGCGTATAACTTAATTTCTTAGTACCTAATATATCTGTGTTAAAGAGTGTTATATTAACATCATAATATCCAGTTACGAAATTTCTACTTACTTGATTTGTAATGTCAATCATTACTTCGCTAAATAATCCAGTTGTGGTATAAACATAACCAGTATTTATTTCAGTAGGTAAAACATTTACTCTATAAGTATAGAAAATTGTATTCTTGAATGACAATGTTACTACAATGTCTTCATAATCAGATACATTTACACTATTGTTATTTGCATCTCTAACAGGGATGATAATTGTCTTATCATCGCCTGCTATTAATGTATAAGTTGGTCTGTAATCCATCGTTGTTTTATTTTTTATACAGCGAAGCCAAAAGCTATTGTTATCTTTTCATTTATAATAGTAGGAGTTACCTCGAGTACTATGTCTAAAGTTCTGATTTCATCAAAGTTAGCTTCGTTTTTAACTTGTACTCTGTAAGAAGATACATCAGTTGATTGTACTAAATTAGATAGAGGTTGGGAAACTATTTTTTTAACACTTTCAACTTCAACCGAGTTCAATTTACCTGAACCTGATTCGATTTTGAACTTTGCATTAATCAAATGAGTTAAAGCATTAGTTACATCTCTGTAAATTCTAGCCCATACTCTGTTTCTATTAACTTGGTTGTAATCGTTTGTATTAGATACGCAAGTTTTATCGCTGTAAAATCTAGTACCAATTTCATTAGGGAATGTAGATGCAAAACCGTGTTTTGCATCGTTCAATTCTTCTTTTTGAATGTATGTTAAATCTTTTACTTTGATTTGACCGAATACTAACATTGGATCTCTCATTTCGTAATTATCAGAAGCCATATTATAAGCATAAGCACCTATTGATTCTGATATTGGTGATAATGAATGAATACCTAAAGCTGTACCAACGTTACCTAAGTTCTTGTTTTGCAAGCTAAAACCGTATGTACTTCCATCTTGAGTTAAAATGTGGAATACTTCTTGTGCATTCAAAGTCGATAAATCAACTGCTAAAATGCTAGCTAAGTCAGTATAAGCATCGTAATTACCTGAGAAATATGCTACTGCTGTTTTGATTTCCAATTCATCATAGATTTTGTCTAATTTAGCTTGGATTGCAGTTGGAGTTGCACTTGTAACAGCGAAGTTACCGTAAATTCCTAATGCACTTGCTTTTTGACCTACTGGAAGTTGTTTTTGAATTTCGTATAATTCTGCGAAGTCGTAGCTATTACCAGTTGCAGGAACTATATAAACACTAACGATTGCACCAGCATTCATTCTGTAGATTTCAGATACTTGGTAATATTGTAATTTGTAATCTGCACTGTCTTTTACGATACCAGTTGATTCAAATTCGATTAAGTTTTTGAATGTTTTAACTGTTTCAGTGTAGATGTCCCATTTCAAAGTATCACCAACGAAAGTTGCACCAGATGTGTGTGCTAAATTACAAACATAGAAATTTGATGATGTTGGATCATAAACTTTAGCGCCTACTAAATAAGCAGTTAAAGTAACCCAAGCAGAAATAGATGGCATCCAATTAGCAGGTAGCTTATCGTTGTACATCAAAAGTGCTATTGATTTATCATTATCAAAATTGCCAATATTTATACCACTTTGAGTTTGTTTAAATTTTATTCTTGACATATTATTTTTTTGATTTTTTATTTTGTTTAACTGGCTCTGGATTAGCAGGTTCAGTATTTAATTTCGTAATTTCAATCAATGTTTCTCTATTTAGAACTTCAATTGGTAAGCCCATTTGAAAAGAATAAACTTTTGCAGGTACTATTGCATTTGGAAAGAAATACATACTACCTATTTTAATAAATTCATTTATTTCTGGATATTGATTGAAATATATTTTGTCTTGTTCTGTCATTTTAATTTCTTTTATTTAAAAAACAAGGCTGCTACTTTAATCTTCGCAGCCTTGATAAAAAAGATGTGTTTTTATTATTTACCATCAACAATACTTACAATACCTTTGTAAGTATTTGAAACTAATTTAGAGTTAGGAGTAGCACCTACTCTAGCCCAACCTTCCAATACTGAAGAATTGGTGTAACGACCTGGCATATCAGATATTTTTACATTAATATCAGATATATTTTTACGCATAAAAGATGGATGCATAAGAATTGCAACTGCTTCTAAATCTGTATTTGCATCAACTGCACCAACTAAAGGTTTTTTAGCCACTGCGCTTGTGAAAGATGCTAAAGAATGAGACATATATACATCATATCCCATATACATACCAACTTTACCGTTTATTACCGCATTGTAAGTAGGTTCAAATAAGTTGTATCCATTAGCAACTAAGTTTCTAACAGCAGCATAACCTCTAGGTGTTACTAACATTATTCTACCTTCTTTTGAAACTTTTTGTTCATCCAATTTCAAGTCAGCAGCATCAATATCTGCTTTTAAAAGATCTTTTACTGTATTTGCAAATTTATTTGCGTGAGTAGTTGTTCCAGTTGTTCTTAGAACATTGCCAGATGTAGCAACGGTTGCTTCGTGTCCTATTACTTCATATAAATCTTCACGTAATTTAGCAGATTTCTCAGCCAATTTTTCATTTTGACCATTAATAGTCAATTCTGTATCATCTTCTTCTAATATACCAAATGGTCTAAAACCTCTTTTTATGGTTTTATAAGTGATATAATCGAAATCTTCAGTTACAACACCATTTAAAACTGTACCAGCTTTATCAGTTGCAACACCTTCTGCTATGAATATTGAATCATCCACACCAGTAGTACAAGGAACTACTATTTCTCCAGTTTTAGAGAATATAGCATCATCGTTTTTAAATCTTTCTGCGTATGTATCTACGAATGTTAAACTTTTAACAAATTCGCTAGACCATAAAATTTGTCTTGCTTGCATAATTATTTTATTTTATTTTTTATTAATAATATTTTCAAATTCAGCAGCATTGCTGTTTTTGATTTCTAATAATCCTTTTGGATCATTTTTACGCCAATCAGAAATAGACCATTTTGTTCTATCTTCTTCTGACTTTTTCTCTAATTTATCACTTAAATTTACTTTAGGTGCTTTTACAACGGCTGCATTATCAATCATTTCCTTTACTAAGTCAAAGTTTACCTCTGATAATTTAAGTAAAGATTCTTTTTGATTGTCATTGAATTTGCCTTCTAAAATAGCATTGTTGATGTAATCAGATTTTTCTTTATTTTGAAAATCGTTTAATTTACTGATTAATTCAGCTTTTTCGATTTCTAAACCTGCTGACTTTTCATTCAAAGCAAGAATAATGTTTTCTTTTTCTTGTATGTTTGAGTTTAATTCAGCCAAGTTGTTTTCTTTTTCGGCAATCGAAGCATTCAATTCGTTAAATTTAATTAACAATTCTTCTTCAGTTGCAACGTTAAACTGTTCTAATATCATATTATCGTTATTTATTTCATTTTCATCGGTAAGTATTTCAGATGCACTTGCGCTTAATTCTTCATCTATTACTATTTCCGCATTTAAATATAATAGACTATCGTCTTTTTTATTTTTCAACTCTTCAATAGAGAAAGATAATTCCATCTCATCAGAGTTTTGCAATACTGCATTTTTATTCGCAGGAATTGGTGTAATACTGATTTCTCTTAATCTTGATTTTGATATAACTGGTACACCGTCTTCATTAAGTAAAACATCTGCACCATTAAAAGATATACTGATTGAAGTTGTTTTCAAATGTCCCTTTAGAACTTTACCTTTGATTTTAACAGCTTCGGCATCATCTTCATCGAAGTAAACATCTGCAAATCCTTCTGAATTTTCAGTGTAATAATTAGCTAAACCGATTGGTTGGTTTAAGTCGTGGTTGAATAGTAAAACATTATTATCATTAAATTCAGTTGAATCAATTCCTTGTGTTAAAACTATATAACCTTTTCTATTTACTGAATCGTCAGTAACTTTAAATGTAATTTTATCCATTTGTTTGTATGTATTTTATTTCTAATTCTGTATTTTCTGCAATCGCATAAGATTGTTCACTGATTAAAGAATAATCAATTACTTCAAATCTAAATGTTATAATGGATTCTTTAACCTTATCCGAATTAGGAATGATTCGTATGCCCGTGCGTCTAACATTCGTAGGGCGACAAGTTAAATATTCGGCTGGAACATCATTATTTAAAACTAAGGTTGAATTTACCCTGTCAATAAGGTCAAGAAAATCTCCACTATAATTCTTATTTTTATCAGTCCAAGCAAATGATTGTGTAACATATCCAAAGATATGAATCTGTGCTTCAAATTGAATGTTCTGAACATTGTCTTGTAAATCAGCAATATTTACGGTATTTAATTCAATATAAATAGCTGGATAAGCATTAATCTGATTATCATCGAACTCTTGTCCGAAATAATAGGCATAATGTTTAATATCAGGCATATATGTACTGATTAAGTAGCCGTAGTAATTATAGATTGATTTGTATAACATATTAAGGTTTTATTAATTTATTGAACTGTCTTTCAAGTTCTAATCTTGCAAAGCGAATTAAGTCCTGTGTGATTGCTAAATAAGGTCGAGCTGGGATTTCAATATGTGATTTCTTAGTCAATGCAGCAGACTTCCAAAATTCATTCTTTGTTGAATAATATTGACTCCAGAAGAATTTGCGCATCTTTTCAGTAACTTTAACTTTTCCACCCTCATTTTGGATTCCTGCATAAATTAAATCCGAAATCACAGTAACAGTATCTCTATCAAAATACTGACGTAAACTATTCGCTAGTTTACCTTTGCTTGCAGTGCTGTGTGCAGTCGGTTTCCAAGATTTATTATCGAAAGACCTTCTCTGAAATGCTTCTTTTGCAGCTCGAACTATTTCATCACCGACTTTTTGTAATGTGTTTTTCATTATAAAATCCACATTATTAGTCAGCGAACTAAATATTTTAACATCAATCACTAATGACATTTATTCTGCTTTTTTAATTTCTGGACTCTTGTCCTTATTTGGTACAAAATCGTATGTTTTCATCAAATATTCAGTATCAAACACAGCCGATTGTGCTAATGCCATTACTTTTGTATCTAATTCAACTCTTTGAAATTGTTGATTTGTTCTTTCTGGACTCTTAAATTTGAATGTAAATCCTTCTGGAATAACACCGAATTTATTAAACTTTGGCATAACTGTTTCATTTATAAAGTATTCAAAGTCCATAACATCAGCTTTAGTAATAACATCTAATTGTAATTGATGTATTCCTGATTGAGCCTGTGTTCCGCCTTGTAAACCATCCATTGTACCAGTTGCACCAAGTAATAGTTTAGATATTTCACCGTTTACAAATGTAATCATTTCTTGAAAAACCGCTGGATTATTTGCAGCAGCACCATTATCTAATGTTTCAATCTCATCATTTGAACTTAAAACAGCGAAACCAGCAGCACCCATATTCTTTAAATGTGAATACATAGCTTCTCTGGAATTAGGGTCTTCTGATTTAACTCTTCCAATTCTATAAGGTATGCCATACATTTCTATAAACAAATTCCAGAATTGTAAATCGGCTTTCTTAAATAATGCAAGTGGACTTAATGTTAAAAGTAAACCCAAATCTCTACTGTCGCCAATTTCAATAAAGAACTCATTATCAGGATTAGATGTATCTCTGAAATCATATCCAGAATCTAAAGATGTGTAACTGTTTAATATTAAACCTTTTTCAGGACTAACATATTCTCTGTCAAACAAAGATATTGAATCAACGTTGCCGTTTGTAACTGAGTTAATCAAAACCAAAGAGTGTCCGTACAAATATGTATCAATGAAAATGTCGATGAATTTAGAAAACCAGTTCTTTTTGAACTTAACCTCTAATTCAGGGTTGTTAATTCCTTTAATGTCTAATATTTCAAATTCTAATTGT